CCCGATTGCATCTTGGAACGCTTTGTTGATTTGCATGCCCAGATAATAGCACCCTTAAATCTGGGGTCAACACTTTTTTTGAATAAAAAATCACTTTTTTTTCAGATGTTGATGTTTCAACACCCAAGGGATGACTAAATTCTCTACACAGCGCACATAAGCTTCCTCATCATTGTCTGCCATGAACGCCACACCAGTCATTTCGAATATGAGGTGAGTGACTTCATGAACGAGGGTCCACCAATGCTGATCTGGATTTGTCAAGCATTTTTTCGAGATTATAATCTGCCCCTTATCTAAATCACACTCTCCCCAATCTTCCATCTCCCTATAAATAATTTTTATTTTTTTATTTAAAACCTCGATAGAAGAAAGTTTTCTCATTATAAATAATTACACTTTGCCCTTGACTGGGAACCAATATTTGCTAAAATATTTCTGATGACAGTAGAAGACAAATTAAAATTACTCGATACAATAAGAGAAGAAATCGAAGAGCTAGACCTTCAAAAGAAGAAACTCTTTATGATGGCTAGAGATAAAATGGATCTGCCAGCAAAATATAATAATGATATTTGGGATTACACTATGTGTGGATTACAGTTTCTTAAGTTTGAAATCCGAACAGCTCTTGAAGAAGAAGATAAAAAAGATTAAAAAAACGCTTGACTCTACTTTTAATTGATTTAAATTCAGCTCGATGAACATATTTTGCCTCGACAAAGATCCTGAGATCGCAGCAAGACAGCACTGCGACAAGCACTGTGTTAAGATGATCCTTGAGTGTAATCAACTGCTCTGCACCACATTCTGGATGCAAGACATTGAAGCACCATATAAGAAGACTCACAACAATCACCCTTCTGCAATCTGGGCTAGAGAGTCCAGAGGAAACTTCGAGTGGCTTGTCCAACATGCAGCCGCACTTCTCAATGAGTATACCCAAAGATATGGCAAACGTCATAAAAGCACTGATGCTTTCATCTGGGTATTAGAGAACAAGCACCGCTTACATTTTGACAAGGAAGAGCAGACTGAGTTTGCTGTAGCTATTGCTCAAGATCAAAAATGCCGCCAACTCCCAAACTTCGATACACTTTCTGTTGTCGAAAAGTATCGCGAGTATTATAATCATGACAAATCATACATGGCTAAATGGCAATACAGCGAAACTCCAAAGTGGTATCAGCCTAAATGACCAAGTGGGATTTATTCAATTATTTTTTAATAGGCTTTATAATTGGAGAGCTAATTGTTTGGGCCTGTTGGGTAATTGAAATTTATTTAGATACACTATGATTGACGAAGAAATAAAATCTTTGGGAGAACAGAGACAAAATGCTCACCCTAATGGAACTCCAAGATATTACGACGACCCAAATGTCGAAGATACAATTGGAGTTCGAGGGGAAGCAGCTTTTGCCCAACGATACAATTTAAATATCGATAAAAGAATTCTCCCAGAAGGAGATGATCACATTGATTTTATTGTAGAAATAAATAATCAAAAGGTATCTATCGATATTAAAACAGCCCAAAAAGCTTACAACCTCTTAATCAAAGAATGGGAGATTGATAAGTGTGCTGACATCCTTGTCTTAGCAGAATATACAAATGGCAAAATTAATTTCCTTGGATGGGAAACTAAAGAAATTATGAAATTGATGCCTAAGAAAGTTTTTTCTCGACTTAATATCAAAAACTATTATAGACATAGAAATGACTTAAGGCCCATGTCTCAATTAGACAAACTACTCCCGAATCAATTTAATTTAATATGAGAGAACACTTTGAAAACTTTTTTGTAGCAATTGGCTCAATACTTATTGGTATACCAATTGGTTTTTTTGTAGGCATTGTTTGCTGGTTTAAATTTCCATTCCAAATTTATTATCAAGCAAGAGCAAACTTAGCTATACAAAGAATACATAGGGCAGAGCAACAAATCAAACAACTTCAAGAAGAAGACCAAGACATTTGGGAAAGACATATTAACAGAATGGAAGAAAAAAAATCTTATGACAATTGAAGAAATCATAAAACTACTAGAAGAAACTACCAATGATTTAAAAAATACATTGCGTAGAAAAAGTTCTGATTATACTGGAGGACAAGCAAGCCAAGATCCTTTTGCAAACTTTAGAGCTACTGAAGTTCTAGACATTGATCCAGTAATTGGAATCATGATGAGAATCATGGACAAGATCCAAAGGGTTCGCTCTTTCGTCAATGATGGAGAACTCAAAGTCCCGAACGAAAGTGTTTATGACGCTTTTGATGACATGATTGGCTACACAATTCTAGCCAAAGCAATGATCAAGGAAAAGAGAGATCAATCTGTAGTTAAAGAATCACTCTGGAAAGAGGACTAAAAACGATTAAAAATTCATCAACCATCAAAGCCCACTCTTTCGAGAGTGGGTTTTTTTGTGTAATATAGGTTATGCCATCTGTTACCAGAGTTCATTCTTCTGACGCTCAAGTTTTTATCAATGATTTTAGACTCAAAGGAGTGCAGTCATTTAATTATGAAAACCCCAAGTCAACTACTGAAATTAGAAAACTGGGTTCTTATAAAACAGAAGATTATGTTTTAAATTCTGATCAACCAGTAACAGCAAGTATGAATTTTCTTCTTACTTCAAGAAAAAATTTAGAAGATACTTTAACTTCAAATATTGATAATGCTATCGATGGAAAAACTGCTAGTGCGACCACCATGGATGTGTATCAAGCAGATGTTTTTAATAATGCAGATGCAACTCAAGAAGACCTAGAAAGAAATACAAATTGCTGGATTCATAATTTAACTGGAATTACATCTATTGTTGCTTGGAACAGTAGAAATATCGGAGATCCAGAAGGAACAAATCTAGGAGGCATAGCAATTTCAAAAAGACATATCTTACACACAAGACATGCAGCTTATAATGTTAATGATATTGTTTATTTTGTGACAAAAAATGATACTTTAATCTCAAGAACAATTGTTGCTAGAAATAATAACACTTCAAGCTTAGCTGCTGCAACTGATTTTGGAGTTTGTTTGCTTGACGAAGATTTACCAGATTCAATTGAAGTAGTAAAAGTTCTACCAAGAGATGCTTATCAATATTTTGATGCATCTAATATTAGTTCACCAAACTGGTTTGGAGATAGCGGAGCAGATCAAACACTTTGTTTTTTTGTTGATGCAGATCATAAAGCAAACATAAGAAGATTAAGTACACTACAATTCAGAGATCTTAATTATAGAAATCCGACTACAAATTTGTATGGATTATTCGCAGCAACTCCACCAAGCTCAGACTATGATGATTGGACTGAAGATATGGTAAACGGAGATTCTGGAAGCCCATTCTGTCTTATCATTAATAACGAATGTGTTTTAATTGGTTTAACTTATGGAGGTTATGTAACTACTTCAGGACCATTCGTAAGTTCAGCAAAAACTTTTAAAGAAATTAATGAACTAATTAGAGATGTTGATAAAGAATATGGAATTCGAACAGGTTATCAACTTTCTACAATTGATTTATCTCAAGAATTTAGACCTCAACAAAGCACACAATACAAAGATTTCTTATCACACGAAGAAACAACAATTGCTTTAAAAGATAATGCAGGAACTACAACTTTTTCTAAGGCATACTTAACAGATTATTCTATACAATTCGCTGTAGGAGATTTTACTCAAGGATCTTACTCATATGAAGCAGATTCAATCTCTACTAGTTCTTCTTCTGAAACAGAAACTATATCAGATACTTTTAATATTTTTAAGCCGCAAAATATTACTGTCACCACAGACTTCAATGAAGGAATAAACTCAACCGAATATGCAATTCAAAATATAACTTTAAATGTTTCTATAGAAAGACAGGCTACAACAAGAATTGGTAGTAGAGGTGCAAAAAGAAGATACCCAACTCTGCCGTCTAATGGATCTTTAACTTTTTCTATAATTAAAAATAATACTAGTGATACAGTAGATCTATCAAATCTAGTAACAGAGAAAGGAAATTTTACTTTTTCTGTAGAAGGAAGTGATTCGACTTTAAATATAGAAGTTGACAATTGTTTTTTAGAATCTGTAGGAAATTCTCAAGATTTAGACGGAAATGCAACACTTGACTTTAATTATACATTTCCGATTTCAAATGATGCAATTAAATATTATTTTTCGTAAGAAAAATCGTGGCCTCCTTATTTGCCTCAAAATCGTACAAACTTGGACCTTTTCCTTATTTGGCCTAAAATCGTACAAACTTGGGACTTTTTCGTGTATAGAGTTATATGCCAAGACAAAAACAAGATGAGATTCATTGCGATTTTAGTTTAACTTCTGGAGATTGGGTATCTTACAGAGCAGAGGTTACTGGTTTTTATGGCTCATATGATTTTTCCGAACTAAATGATCATATTGTTCGTGAATTTAACAAAAAAATAAGAGACTTGAACATGCCAGAGTCTCTATATATTTCTCCTTATGATGCTGGATTACGCTACACTGGAGACGGAACAACCTTTAATGGTTAAATTAAAAAACCTGTTTTTTTAAGGTTTTAAAAATATCATACAAGCAATAGTCTTGTTTGCTTGCTTCACGAACTTTGTTATTCATTTCAAAGCTGTGAGAAGTGTGGGCAATTTCTCTTTTGATTACCCAACCGTCTTCAATAAAATAATCAGAATCCCAGTCAAAGACTTGTGAGAAGTAGTCAAGGGCAAGCATATGCCTTTGAGCTTCTGAGATCTCAATTTCAACCTTTTGTGTCCCCGTTATTTTCATGCACTCTTATTACACCATTTTGGTATAATGCGTCAAGATTATATTTTTGCTTGGCATCCTTCCAGTTATCATAAGAGAGTCTACGACCAAATAAATAGTAGACTTTATTCCCCATAGGGGTGACGATTGCAGCACCTTTTACGTGATGCAATACGCCATTATTCCAGAACTCTTGGCAACCATTATGGAAGATTCTTGCAGGTCCACCTTCACGATGACGGATTGTGCATTCTCTATCCAAGTAATAGCTAAGACCATCATACTCAAGACGAATAAACTCTTCTTGATTAGTGACAGGTTTAGTTTGCCTAAAGAAATTGTCTGGAGTTTTACCCATTACTCATCTTCACAAAGAGTTAAAGGAATATCCCACCCTTTTTCAACACCCTGAGAGAACAGACCCAATTCTAAAAGCTCCTCATAAAGCTCATCATGTTCTTCACCATCTAATTCCTCTCCAATACCATTACGACAATTTTCATCATAGTGATAAATACAATAATCTGCGCCATCCCAAGTTTCATCACCTTGAACGACAATTCTCTTGCCATCAATTTCTGCATGATAATACCAGATAGCCCTTACATAAGTCTCCTCTGGATCACTTAATACTTTTAAACTTTTCATAATTAATCTTTAGTAAAAGTAATATTCCGCACTTCAATGTCCTCTGGATTCTTTTTAGCGCGAGCTTCAGCTTTCTTTAGTTCATTCTCTGTGAAAAGAAAATGTCTGCCATCATCGGAGCTAATCTGAAAGTAGACAAGCGCACCGTTGCCTTTCTTTTTGTCGTTTACGACAGTATTAATATATGCGTATTTCATAGAATCAAAATTAGTAGCCCCAACTTTTAAGGGTATGTTCAAAAGGATTATCTTCAATTCCCTTAACTAAATCAAGCATTTTTTGTGCTATCTCTCTAATCTCCCTCTGGGCATGTTCACTATTTCTTAATTTTAAGAAGTTTGCAAACGACCTCATATTAAAGGAAACATCAGCTTGAATTCTACTATTGTAAGTCTTAAAGAAACGAGCAGATTCTTTTGCTCGCTTTCTACCTAGCAATGGCTCAAGGGATTCAATAGCTTTATGGTAAAGTCTATTGCCATCAGCAGCGTAAATCATCAACTCGTTTTGCCACTCTTCTGGCCAATCTTGAGGAATGAACATTTTATCTTCTTTAAGCTCTTTGTAACGAGCCGACTCAGCATTAAGAGAACTGATCCTATGTTTGAGAAGATGAATATGACTGGCAATATCACAGTCCACAAGAAAGTGGACCATACCCTTCTCAAAAGGGGTTTCGTGTCCGTGGCTCCAAAGCATGTCGATGAGCTTCGGAATTCTCTGTCTCTTCTTATCATCTAATTCTCTACTTGTCGATGTCCATGCACTACAAGCAATAACTTCATCTGAACCATAATGCCCTAGTAATTCTACTGTATTTTTCATTATACTTAAATAAAATTTAATTTAAAAGGATCTGCTGTCACTAATGTTGGAGTCATAATCTTCCTGACATAGATATGACCTAAATTCCTATAGGTGTCAAGCATTCCTCTATTAAATTCTTTATAAGCAATCGGAGTTCTCATTTGCACACCATTCTCGTTCATTTTAATACTCCAATCTGAATATGTGGTAGCTATACCAAAATCAAAATCCATTTTAAGATCTCTAGCTACAGCCCAAAAATAAAATTCATCAGCAAGAATAGGTTCGTTTTTCACAAAATATTTAGAGTACTCTTCTAGAGTCTCAATGAAAGTAATTGCATCAGATCTACGCCAAATAAAAAACTGGCAAACAGCATTGTATTTATCAAACGGATGAGGAGCAATTACTCCTTTTTTAAGAATTCTCTGACTTTTAACTTTAGTATGAAAACTAAAGTGTTTTGAAAATGTCATTTTTGGATATCTCTCTTTGATCAAGGAGACTGTTGTGTCAAGATCATAAAGAGGAAAGTGAGACTCACTAATCAGTGTAAAATATTCATTCTCTTCATCTTCCAAAGCTGCCTTCATCATTTCAATTGTCGCTTCAACAAGTGAAAAATGACCCCATCCCGTAGGAATTACATTTTTAATACAGTGATCTGAAAAGATGCTTGGTCTATTATCTTTAGCATGAATATATAAATTAAATGAATTTTTATTCCCGTTGTCAAAAAACTTCTTCCAAATATGATTTTGGTTAAAAGAATTAGACGTAAGATTCAAGAATGCGACTTTTTCCATTAATTTTATGTTTCTAGTGTATTATAATAAAGAACAATGCCTTTACCAACACCAAATGATAAAGAAAAAAAGAGCGACTTTGTAGGTCGTTGCATTTCTGAACTCTCAGACAAAAAAGAATTTAAAGATAACAAACAACGTGTAGCGGTTTGCTACGCACAATACGATAAAGCTATGGAATCAAAAGCAGAAGAACAAGAAGGGCGCATGGTCAAAAGCGCATTATATTCAATCGCAACCAAAGCTCAAGAGCTACACGATATGTTAGCAGATGACCAAGATGTTGAGGCTTGGGTTCAAGATAAAATTTCTGTGTCGGATCACAGCATTGCTGCGGCACTAGATTACTACAAACACGAAAAAGCTATGTCAAAAATGGAAAACCCACTAGAGACGAAGGCCAGCATCAATGAAGCTGGGGAAATGGAAGTAACTATTGCTAAGAAATATTCTGAATCAGAAGCAGGAGTTTACAAATCATATATGAGCATGTGTGCATCTGATGACAAGATGTTTACTGATACTGCAAGCATGGATGATAAAGAAACTTATGCAGCATGTTCTGTTGCTTACAATAAAATGCGAGCAATGATGATGGATGATTCTGAAGGAGAACTTACTGAAAAACAAAAGAAGCTTCCTCCAGCTCTTCAAAAGAAAATCATCGAGAAGATGAAAAAAGAAGGTAAGTATAAAAAAGAAGAACCCGAAGAAGAAGAATAATATTGATTTTTTATACTTTTTATAATAAAATCTTTTAGTGAAAACAATTCTAAAAAAAAGATTAGAAATTGAAACAAGAAGGCATGACTTTGATAACGAGTTTGCTTATCTAGAAACTTGGCATAATAATAGACTAAAAGATTGCTATTTTGCAGAAAAGGAATTTCTATGGCCTGATGGAACTATAAAATCTGGTGGGAAAAAATATTTCTTCGGGAATAATCCAGACTCGCCAGAAAAACAAATTAAATCTATCAATTACCATTCGTTTAAACATTTTGACCACCTCTATTTTTATGATGAAAACGGGGAGGTTATAAATATCATTTGTAGATAATGCCTGATACATTTTTCCTGAAGTTTCTTAGAGAAGATACTGCGAACTTTATTATTCAGTCCACTCCCTTCTTACCTATTATCACAAAAGAAGGTGAAGGTTATAAGGTAAAGTTTAACAGGGGATTCGTATACGATTATGCAAACGGTGCGACAAGAATCGCTGTCACTGCTGATGAATTTACACTAGGGCCAGAAGAAAGCAAAACATATTATATTAAAATGGTAGTTGGCTCTACTAATGGAGCAATCGCTTCAGCTGAAATTGTTGATGAGGAGCCAACAGATAATGAGTTAACAAACTTATACTTAGAAAGTACTTGGGAATATCCAATCCAAAGTGATATTTCACAATATGATCCTCAAATCTATAAAATAGAATTAGCTGAAATATCCAGAGGAACTTTAAAAGAATTATATGTCCGTGAAAATATTCACCTATGGTTTAGAGGATTAAAACAAGTTGGTGCTTCTTATCAAGGACAACAAGGTGCTGTAATGATGGGGGAGGCAGGGGCACATGAACTAGCAAAATTCCGAAGTATTATACCATGGCCTCGTTCAAATAATTCTATTCAAGTAACAACAGTTGGAGAGCACATATGGATATATGCTAGCGATGGGACAAGTAGCGAAGATGATGATGATGGTGGATACGATTCAGATCCAGATGATGGAGGCGGTGGAGGTGGAGGTGAAGATCCTAACTATGAATAGGAATCATAATTAAAAATAAAGTTCATCAAAAAACCTATTGCCATTATAAGCCTTATCATCAATCCAAAAATCATATGATGGCTTATTCATTCTTAATTCTGTATATTTGACTCCCCAGTCCTCAAGCTGCTTCTTTGTAAGTTCGGACCAATCTTTTCCAGAGTTGCCTCCTCTAGCGGTCCAATAGATAATCTCATTGCCCCTGTTATACAAATCATTAAAGTATTGTATGCGAGAACTCATTGGGCGAGCTAACTCATATCTACCCCGACTATCAGTGCAAATAGTCCCATCAATATCTACAATAAAAGTTTTCATTTGCTTTTAATTTCTTCGATAATCTTTGTTGTGCTCCACCCACCAAGGAAAGGCACGAATTTAATTTCTGTATTTTTTTCTTTGCAAGCTGCAACTTCTTTTGGGTTGAGAGTATCTAAATCATAGTCTCCACCTTTGAACCAGATCTTAGGATGTAATTGAGTAATATAATCTGCAACATCTGGCTCATCAAAAATAAACACATGGCTTACAGCTTCATGGCAAGCAACTAAATAAGCACGATAATATTCTGGAATAATTGGCCTATCAGAACCTTTATTCTCTTTAACGCTTTCATCACTATTAATCCCAACAACTAATTGAGAATTAGGAGCAGAGTTGTCTTTAATATAGTTCAACATCCTTGCATGTCCTGCATGGAAAATGTCAAAGCAACCATTAGTAAAAACAAAATTGCTAGAGAAAACCATATTCCTCTTATTGAGGATATCTTTTGCGCGAATAAATTTTGGATGTGTCATATCGTAGCGGTTCCAGCTTTGCCGACCACAATACTACAACATGATTGAGCATAGTCAATAGCTAAATCAGCACTTCCATAATATAAATAACTACAAGCAAAAGCGGCCAAAAAAGTATCTCCTGCCCCACTCACATCTCTAACCTGAGAAGCCATCTTCAATGGGATTTTTTTACCACGAAACTTGCAACCCTCAGAACCAAGAGTCACAATCAAGTTTTTTAGCCCCAACCCTTTAAAACCATTCTCAGAATACTCTTTTTTATTAATTTTAATAAAGTCAAATAACTTAGCCCATCTTTGATCATACTCTTTTTTTGTGTCAATAAAAGAAAGCTTTGCTCTCTCACCAATATAACACAGATCCCTTTCTGTTAAGAAGCCTTTATCGTAATCAGAAACAATAACTGCATCATAACTTCTGATATTTGCTGAAGTTAAATCAATCTTTTTAATCTCTTCATAGGAGTCTGAATCAACACGTAAAAACATCTGATTAGAGGAAGAATCGATATAACGCACCTTAGAGCCTCTCTGCTCGTTTGTAACAATATTTACTGTCCCTACCTCATTTAGATCACCAACGCACTCTATGACGTTTCTATAGACATTAGAGGCCATTCCTGCACATTCTATAGATTTATTCTCTCTAAATACTGGGACAGGAGCTTCTGGGCATAGTCTATCAGCAGAACCATAGATGAAAACATCTAAACAAGTCTCTCCAATAACTAAAATTCTTTTCATTTCTGAGAGTCGCCTTTTTGGATTCTGTAAGAATCTTCTTCAAAATGTTCAGTGCTAACTTCAAACACATGAGATTCTTCAAGAGCAATAAGTTTATGTGGAACACAAGGCTTCAAATGAACAGTATCTCCAACAATGATATGAGCCTCTTTTTCTGTAGCAGTAGTTAAATCATAGTATTTAAGCAGAAGTTGCCCTTTAACAACACACCAAGTTTCTTCTTTTTTAATGTGATAATGCATTGAAAACTCTGCACCTTTAAAAAATTTTAAAATTTTACCACAATATTTCTCATTATTTGCGATCCAAATTTCTTCTCCCCATCCTTTAGGATGCCTTTCTGCTCTAGCTATTTTAGGCTCAAGATCGCTCATTAAATAATTTTAACAAATAAACCTTAAAAATCAACCCCAAAACAAAAAATAAAGCCGCCCAAATGGGCGGCTCTACTTTATGTAATGAAATATCTTCCCTTTATTTATTCTCCACCTCTGCTACTTCCTGTTTTACTTCCGCACTTTCAGCTATAGCCGCATAACATAAAAGAGAAGTGATTGCAGAGATGAAAAAAATTCTCATAACTAATTAAGTAAAGTTAAATTACTTGTCTCCTTTTTCCTTAGCTTTACCAATATTGACGCTGAGAAAGTCAATGATCTTGTAAACTTTAGCGAGGATTGTTCCCTCTTTAGGAGTTGGAGTAGAAGCTGCAAACGTACTAGCAGCAGCAATGACAGCAGTAGCCCAGTTAAACCAAGCCTGTCCTTCAACGAATGATGTAAGTACTTCCATAATAATTTTATAGTTGTGTATGTTCTATTACACCAATCATCGTTTTGGGGAAATTATCTGCCTTGTCCTCTATATGGCTTCTTGTAATTAGTTGAATTTTTGTTTCTGGATGTTTTCCTTTTGGCGTGAACACCCTTCCTTTTGATTTTTTTCTTCTGTTCGAATACTACTCCTTTTTTCATTTAATTATCTTTCACAAATAATCCATCTACCATCTTGCCCGTGCGCTTTTTGATGACATCATAAGCGGACTGCAAACAATCAACACTATCCATATCGACCATCTTAGCCAATAAGATAATAGTTACCAACATATCTCCGATTCCATCTTTAACCTCTGCACGAATATCTTCTTCGCTTGGAGTTGGAACGCCAAGATCTTTCATTAAATCACCCTGATAATCAAAATTATTTAACTTCTCAAGGGCAGATTTCGTTTCGTCAAGCTCCTCTTGGGTCTTGTCAAGTTGACGGAGTGGAGTAGAATTTGCGAAAATACCTTTTTCTTCTCCCCAATCGAGGACCAACTTTTCTAATTCTTCAAAGTTCATAGATTTACAGTTTTAGGAGCGATTTCTTCAATCTCCTCGCACAGTCTTAATATCTCAGAGGTGTGCATGTCAAGAGCTTTTATTTTTAATTTAAACATTTCTTTATAAAACCAGCGGTAATCTTCTTCTTGATAGATATACTCTTGGTCTTGAATGTGGAGAATATACTCTCCATAAGTCTCATAGATTGTGGGGTCAATACACTTCTCGATAGGATCATAAGTAGCATTTCCAACAACGTAATCGAAAATATCGTGACGACTCACGTTGATGTTCATAATTTCTTGACTCATACATTTGTAAACGTAGCGGGTCCACTCCGTGGAAAGTGGACCCGCTTTATCTCTATGAACAAGCAGCGACTAAATCTGCTTCTTTATCTCTACGCCTTAAAAGACCGTTGAGTCCTTTCCCTGCCCAAATCCGCTTCATATTGCGAATTTCTTGAGCGATAGCTTCATAATTCTTGCTGGGAACTAAATCACGAATACGAGCCATCTCTGTACGACGAGAACCTTTAATTGAACTTCCACGATTAAACACTAAGCTAACCAAAGCACCAAAAGCATCTGGATGAAGCTTATCTGCTTGTGGGAAAGCACTCAGTGTTAGTTTAATAAAACGAGGAAGAGTATTAGATTTAAATACGGATAAAGCAGCTTCCCAAGGAACTTCAATATCCCTTACTGAGCTAACTTTAGCGTTTGCAGCACTTCCCTTGAATCCAAGACATTTACTAAGGCGGTTAAAATCAGAATCATCGATTCTACCACCCCAATCTTTTTCAAATTGAGAAGAGCTGTTATAACCAAGATCGTAACCAACACCAATGGTTACTCCGCTAGCACCTTTAGGCCAACATGGACGCTTAAGATACTTGTTATAGTAGCCCTCACCACCTCCAACTTCGTAATCAAGGACAAGCTTTAGAGCATTGGGGGAAAGCAACTCTTCTGCATTATCTTCTGATTCGTGTTGGTAGGTGGAAGGGGTTACAAAATCTTCTTCCACAAGCAAGGACTTAAGAGTCCTCCAAGTGATAGGGCCATCAATGCCGTCATCTTCAACTTGAAGAATGCGCTGAACACATTGAATAAGCTCCTTTTCTTCTTTCCCTTCAAGAAGGCCAACTACAATAGCTGACCAAGTTTTTGGGCCATCTACGCCATCGACAGTCAAGTCTAATTCAGCTTGAATGTCTTTGACGATTTGCTCTTTTCCAGAGAAACGCATTTACTAGCCCTCCTTAACTTCTTCTTCCTGCTCTTCTGGCTTTGGAAGTTGTGATTGAGCTTGCTCACGAATCTTCGTAGCAATGAATGATCCTGCTTCTGCAACTTGAAGCCCTTGGGCTTTAACTGCGATATCAATGAGCTGAAGGAGTACGTTCGCCTCGTTCTCTTGTAGAGTAATGTTAATTGAGTTCATATGTACCTAATTATAGATACAAGAAAAAAGAAATTCAACAAATTAAAGTCCGAATCTTGATTTTGTTGCGTTGTAGTTTTGGAGGATCTCCGCATCAGATAGCTCTCTGTCATACATTAATACTTGGTGAAGTTTTTGATAAACATTGCTTGAGGATTCTCCTATATATATTCCCATGCTGTTGCCAGTATTTTGATAACCCCCATCTCCTTTATTTGCGTTGCTTCTACCACCTATTGGACTACTATTCTTCCAAGATTGCATCCCAACATTTGTCGTATACTGAAAAGTTAATAAAGCAGTTTCACCAACATCTAAAGTGGTAGACCTGCTACCACTCCATGAATTACCTAGACCAGAATACCACCCAAATTTACCATCAGCACCATTACCGTTATAATCACCAAAGTGATAAAGAATTAAAGAAGCATTACCTAATCCTTGACCACTACCATACCATTTAGAAATTGCATGTTGTGCGTAATCAGTGTGATAACTATTTTTTGTCACCCAAGTCATAACAGTCAGTTGAGAATAATCAACTAAAAAATCTGAGACTGCATCATGACTGTAAATAATTTGATTTGAATTACTACCACTTTCACTAGCTATCCCTTGCGCTCTCTCTACAGGATCATTATAATAATCTTGTTTAGGATCTGCTTTATCTAAGCAAAAAACTAAATTTTCTGTTACAATATCTGGATTAGCTGATGCACTCATTCTTCTGTGTTCTCTAGTGTTGCAATAAATTCATCAGCCTCTTCGCGAGTATCATACCAGTTTGAAGTCTCAGGCAAATCATCTTCTCTATAAATAATTTCAAAACCATTACCCCAGTCGTTTTCTTGTATAAAATATTTCATGGTCCAAAACTAATATTATAAAATGCAGTCCTCTCTGCATGTTGTTTTAACGTGCTTTTCTCTTCATTCAACCAACTACCCATCAAAACTTGTTCATCATCACTCTCGCCTTCAACAATAGCACAAACTGGATCTGAACTTTCGATATAAGTATTTTGTACCATCAAAGAACCAGTATTTGCGTAATAATCATAAATACCTCCTCCATGGCTATTGCCAGCCAAATCAACTGTGGAAACCAAAACACCTCCAGTATAAAAATTCAATGTAGCTGGTTTATCGCTAACAAATTGAACAAATTCATTCTCATCTTCTGGGATAATAAATCTTTGGCCAAAAGATTCTTTGCCAACAAACGGAGTCATTTCTCCACCATCAGCATCTGCATAACTATGACCAGAGACAGGTTTATCTGCGACAACTACAGAACCATGACCAGAGAATTGAGAACTATCACCCCAAGTGTCATATTCTCCCTTGTTACCAGTAAAAGAATTTGTTGTGCCATCTGCATGATAAACAGTCACTGTTGTATTATCTTCATGGTAAATAATATAACCAGTACTTGAACCTGTACCATAGATTTTTTTATTAGCAGGATACAGAGGTTTACAATCACTAGATGGTAAATCACCAGAATAAGCAACTATATCTTGATCTGATTCAATAATATGTGTTCCACCTGTTCTAGTGTTTAAAGCAACCACGCTATCACTTGTTACAGTTGTCGTGGAGATAAGAGTTCCATCCCTATAGACTTTAACTGACGCTGTTTTACCTACAGCTCTAACATAAGTATCAATATTATATCTAGCAGTTCTAAACCCAAATCTTCTACCAGCCCAGTTGTAGAACAATCCCTGCAAACCAGCACTTTCGTCAGTCATAGAGATTGCATTGTTTGAGCTAATTATATCGCCATCATTCAACGTATAAGTATCGGTGTCATACCTAGACTTTCCAGAAGCAAAAATAACACCATTCTTGTAAAGATCAGTATTATCATCCATAAAGGCAAACCTATAAGTATCATCTCTAATGATACCTACATTTGCATTCGCTGGGGTCCTAAACTGAACTTCTTTGCCAAAACGTAATCCCATAATTAAATATCCATTTGACCTGTAGGAGTCCACGCTTCACCAGCAAGAACCTCAAGGATCTGGCTATGAGAATATGGCCCTTCAGTATTAGTAAGATCAGAAACAAAAGATGGAGTTTCACCCTCCCATTTAACAAACGATTTTGTTTCATCTACTGATAAGCGCAGCGTATCAACTGAAGTTTCCAACACATTAGTAAAGTCAATCGAATCAACTTCCGACATATTGAAGATCAAATAATTTCTATTCTCAAACATATATACAATTATACACTGAAACCCCTCAATTTTAAACAAACATGCTTAACTGCCATCCACATATCCAAGTATTTATATTTAGCTAATCTGCCCAAAAATATTGTATTCTCTTCTTTTTGAGCTAATTCCTCGTATTTTAAATAATTTTTTTGCCCTTCTCCCCAAGGAATAGGATAGAATGGAATGTCTCCTTCTTCCATGTCTTTGGGATATTCTCTGGTGATTACTGTTCCCCCAGCATGATTTGGGGTAAAATAAGAATGATCATATTGTCTAGTCCACTTGTTCTTCTTATTGCACTCATTGTAAACAAGCGTGTCTTGCTTATCCATTGTCAACTGATGCTCAAATCTCAGCGACCTATAAGGTAATTCACCAAAACAAAAATCAAAATACTGATCAATTCTGCCAGTATAAATAACTTTATCACAAACCTCTTGTTTCCATTCTTCTTGTTCCGCATTTAAAATCACTTCTATACCATCCAACATTCTCTCAAACATCTTTGTGTATCCTTCTTTTGGCACATATTGATATTTTTGGCCCTCAAACCAAGTCGGACTTTCTGATTCTTTTGTTTTGGGTATTCTGTTTGTAATCGTTTTAGGGATCTCTTCAAAATCTACCCCCCATTGTTTCTCGCTGTAGTCTTTAAAAATGTATTTTTTAATCTCCTCTTGATCAAGTGTCCTGCCAATAGCTGCCTCGCAGCCTTTGTCATGATATGGTAAAGGAATATCTCCTATTTCCGTTTTACCAATCGGCTTGTAGTCCAGCCTAACCCAGTCCGTATATCGCGATAGAAACTTGAACACTTCTTCATCATCCGTATGAAAAATGTGTGGCCCATACTTATGAACATGAGTGCCATCGATATTAGTATCAAAGCAATTACCACCAATATGATTGCGAGATTCGAAAATTTTAACTTCATGACCTTGATCTTTTAATAACCTTGCACTTGTTATACCACTTAAACCACAACCGACAATAACAAACTTCATAGGTTAAAATGCAATTTCATGCTCTTACTCATTTCCTGAGCATATTTTAGATTGTGTTTCCCTGAGTGTTGCTCATTGTGAGAACAGTTGTATATAGCTGCTCTAAAATTAATAATACCACCTTCATATCCTTTATAATTAAAATAATCCCAAGAGAAAGCATGAGAACCTATTACCCTCATCAAATAAAACTTTTTCGTAGATCTTATTACAGCATTCTGTGTTGAATTTAAATTAATATTTTTAAAATTGATTTGTTTTTTTAGTATGCTTGCTTTAGTTATATTACAAGTACCACACCTTTTATGAAATTGATCAATATATTCAAATGAATCATTTATTCCCATCCTGATCCCTTTGTCAATTTTTAAAAAATCTTTATTCGAATTATGAATAGTTCTAACTAGATTTCTATGTATAAAGTCGTCTGCATCAACGAACATAACGTAATTATCATCGCTAACTTCATTTAAGGCTAAAATATATTTACTACCTCTATCTAATCTAATTTGTTGCATCCCATTTTCAAAACTTACTTGATTGCCAATTTGCCAAGCATTATATGGTGTTGGGGGTTGCCAATCTACTTCTATAAACTTTACATTTTTAATTTTCCTATTTTCTGGAAAATCATTTAGTGTTTTATTGGAAACTACTATTACTTCAAACCTATCATCAAGCTGACCGCAAACAGAAACTAAAGTATTTTCTAATAAATCCCAAGTATCACTGTATGAATAACAGTTTTCATAATGTTTAACACATATAATGAAACTAACCATTATTCTCCAAATTGATAATTAAACGCACATATATCTTTTGAATAGTGACATGTTATAATCTCAATTGATTCATCATCATAATATTCAGTATAATGAGCGTGTTTAGTTTTGTTAATGTGTGGGAGTTTTACTTTGGGGTAATTGATTTCATCACAGATATCATCGAAGTCACTTTGTAAGTATTCAAATCTGCCAATAAAATCCATGGCAATTGACCCATCTATAGAAACAAAATCTAATTGATGCCAGAAAAAAACCCAATGCTTCCAAACATCTACTGCTCTAACGAAGTCTTTAAATTCTGGGTATTTTTTTTTAATCTCTATTGTTTTATTTCTATCGTAATAAGGTATCCCACCTCTCTTCAAATACTCATAAGCACTAACAAATCTATCCCATGGATTTCGAACAAATGCAAACCTAAATAAATTGGAATCTGAGTATTTAAGATCTAATTCACATATTCCAAAATGATCATGCTCTTTAAAATCAAAAACTTTTTTAATAGATCTGCCACCACACTTAGGGACATGAACAAAGGCAAAATTATTTTCAGTGTTTACAAAAGGCATTCTCTAAAGATTGGTAAGTACATTCATTTTCATTAAAATCATCCCAAATACACTCTATATCTTTAATATGTACAGTGATAAGATCTTTCCCGACATTAACTATTTTTTGGTTCCTTGGCATTGATGTATGATTAAATGCATACATTGTTTTAGGATGACTAATAAATATTTTTTCATTTTTGCTATTAACAGCCTTTACTTTTCTGTTTATTCGATAACATATTTCCGCTAACGCTATGTCAGAATGATTCTGTCTATCTCTAGATTCTTGCCACCCACTTTCTCTTACATGATCTTGGATTAATTTAAAAGTTTTATTATTCATTAGAATACCAGACCCTCCGAATATGCCAACCTTCCCATCATGAAGATGGGCGCAATATATCCTTAAATTATCTTCTGGCAATCTACTTATAAATGAATTTAAATTCGCAGTGTGCACGAAAGTATCATCGTCACAAATCATGTGCCAATCAGCATCATCCCAATCTCTCTGAAAAACGGATTCTATCTTCTCAACACAAGAATAGTAATCGTCAAAATCACAGACTTTTATTACTGGTATTTCATCAATTGCTTCAAAGCCGCCAAGACAATAAAAATTATCTCCGCAATCTTTGATTCTTTTTATGACTGTATTATATAATGGCTTTGTCCTCTCTTCATGAAGAGATTCGCATACCATAAAATAATAATTAACCATTAAGGAGCTTCTCCAGTGGGTGTTTCTTCAATTGGTGCTTCTTCTAACAATCCTTCTCTGTAATACGTTTCAATAGCTGGTACTGCATCGAAAACAGCTTGCATAGCAGTAGCTGCCTCTGGTACGTTTGCTATAACTTCCCAGAAGTCTAAGTGAAGCATCTCTGAATTTTTAGGATCAGGGTCTTCATCAGAATCAGAATCGAAAGCAGTAAGCTTTAAAGACATATATCCTTCTGAAGCATTAGGCGCATTAACAACAAGTTCGGACAACCATGTGTGCGGAAGAGTCTTCTCTGCTTCCGCTGGTATAACTAATGGTGTTTCTTTTATAATTGGCATATCTTTATCTATTATATTAAATATTAACCCGCTCTCCAAGTAGAACCGTCAGAATATACGGGAATTGTGTTGCTTCCTCCTCCACTAACAACTGAACCAATAGCAGTAGCTAATCCATAAGCAGAATCACTTATAAAGGCTCTCTGTCCTGCTGGTGAAGCAGATGGTAATGTTGAGGCAGTGTAAACTCTGTGCTTGATTGGTATATTATAATCAGCATAACTATCAGAAGGTGTGGTAGTATCAGTTTCACCATATCCAACTCTAACTGTTCTGGCGACTGACAATTTACCCTGAGTAGTGAGAGCCATTGCTCCTTGAGCTGTGCTATGAGCACTATCTCCCCACCAGAATCCTCTAGTGTTAGAATTACTGAATTGGAACGTCATTGCATAATCGCCAAGACCTCCATAAGTCACTCCACTTTGCATACCAATAGCATAAGTAGAAGATGTCCCCCACATTAGAAACTTGCTACGAGTATTAGAAGTATTAGCTGATAAATAACCTGCATTATAAATAGTAGAACTATTGAGGTTAATGGCTCCACTCATTGTACCACCGCTTAGTGCTAATTTGCCATCCAATGCTGACTGCAACCCATCAACATTAGAAATGACATGGTTGTGAGAATCGTCAGCAACCGTAACTGTAAGAGTTGCGTTACCTAAATTAGTAAATGTAGCAGAACCACTTGCATCACCTGCAAGGGTCAATGTAGGATCGGCTGTTGCTGTAGTTGCAATACTAATATTACCTGACCCATCAAAATTAGCATTACCTGTAACCGCCCCAGTTAAAGCAATGTTTCTCGCAGTCTTAAGTTGTTTAGCTACAGGGTAGTTGTCGGATGATGTTTGCTGAACATTGCTAAATGATGTAACATTAACAGCAACATCCCAACCGCTATCATATTCTATATGTGCGGCACCAAAGCCAGCTTGGAAGTCTCTTACATTAATTTGTAAATAATTCCATGTCGACGTAGTTTCACCAATATAAACTATATGTCTTGTTCCATCATGACCAAACCTAACAGTATAATCTCTATCACTCCTATCACTAACAACATGTGCTCCGACATTAGTCCAGTTACCTGTCGAATACTGATAACCAAAAATAAACAAACTTACAGATTCTCCAGCAGGATTACCTGCATAATCGTAAATATCAACATGGAAACTAATCATATCTGATTTATTCCATGAGGTAGTTGGAAGTTTGATCGCTATAGCACCTGTATGAGCGTCTGTATATGTTGAATAGTCAGCACCAATAGGCTTAGGTATATAAACACCGTTATCAGCTAAATCATAAACAATATTACCACCAGATCCTTCATCAATAGTTAAAACGCTTGTAAGGCTATCAGCAGCATTACTTCTTAAGAATGCTGTACTATCAATGCCATCAAGAAGATTAGAGTCAGCAGCTTTAGCACTAATACCCAAGAATCGTGCATCAGATTCAGTCTCTGTAAAATACCTTGAATCTAAATTAGCAGAACCAATCGCTGTAATATGCCCATAAGTATCAAGAGTAATGTCTT